AAGGATTTGGCTCCGCTGCTTAAATTCTCTCCATTTGCATGCAGATGAATACAGTTGAGCGGGGGGCGGTGCTGTTCGAGTATGAACAGCGGCAGAGGAAACTGTATCCGCAGCAGTATGAGATTGGTGAGTGCCTAGATCGTCTGCGACCGCTGTCTGCGATTGTGATGAGCCGCCGCTCAGCGAAAACTGAGTCAGTCTTGCTGTGGGTTTTCGCGATGATGCAGGAGCGTCCGGGCTTGCAGGTGGCGTTCACTATGGCGACGACGAGAGAAGCGGCGCGCGCGAAGTTCATGGCTGACGTGTGGCCGATCATGGACGAGCTCGCGGACATCCATGATGACGTGAAGGTGTATCGCGGGCAGGGTTTCGAGGGTGCGCACATGGGCGGTTCCTCTTTCGTCGTCGTGGCTCCGAATGACAAGGCGTTTCGGTCTAAGGCTTTCGACATCATCATTGTGGATGAGTCGGGGGCGGCTGAGCCGGATGTCGTGGAACATCTGATGCCGGCGCTGCTCCCGACCCTGGACACCAGCGACCTCGGGATGCTCATTCTCATGGGCACGGCGGGCGATTACCGCGCGGGTAACCTGCTCTGGGATGCGCTGCATGACGATGACGCCGCCGTGGTGGACTACAGCCCCGGTGACGTGATCGACGTTGCAGCGCTCGCGGACTGGGACTACGCGGAGGCCATGCTGGAGATGTATCACCCGGGCATAGGCACGCTGACTACATCGGAGCGGATTAAGCGCAACTGGGCGTTGATGACTCCGAAGGCGTTCGCGCAGGAGTACCTCAGTGTCTGGGGCAATGCGGGCGGTGAGGGCGGCCTATTCAACAGCGATCAGTGGACGGCGGGTCTACTGCTCGAGAAGCTCCCGACTCCGCCTAAGCGTTTCGCGTTGGGTGTGGCGGCGTCTGATGACAGTGCGGCGATTGTGGCGGCGTGGAGGGATGAGCATGGGCAGGCAAGGATTGTGCAGCTTGACGGCAGGAATGGCCGTGCTTGGTTGCCGAATACAGCGCGTGACATCGCCAGAAGGTACAGAGTACCTGTCGTGCTTGATCCACGGGCGTCCACAATCATGGCCGACGTCAAGCAAGCCCTTGAACAGCTCCGACCCGCGCCCCGGATAGAGGTGCAGGATTACGAGTCTGTGGCGGCGGCGCATGAGCGGATGAAGCTGGAAGTGGAACGCGGCACGGTGAGCCACTACGGACAGCAGTCGCTGACGGATGCCTTCCTGGCGGTGAAGCGTGTGCAGATGGGGGCGAAGTGGAAGTTCGCCAGCATGAAAGAGGGCATCGACATCACGCCGGCGCAGGCGGCGACGCTGGCTCTGCGGTACTACGATTCCCAGCCGCGTGCGGTGCGTGGTGTCGTTGAGGCGATCGCTGTATGAGGGACGGACTCGCCTCGGCTGGCTCGCGAAACCCTGGGCCAGAGTCCGCCCTCATCTAGCCAGTGTAGAAGGTGGGCGCTCGACGGGCAACGACTCCCGGAGCGCCCACGGATTGAACCTAGCAGATACATTCATATGAATGCATCGTGCGCTAGACTTCGGTCATGGGACTGAGAAGCGATATTGCCGCGCTGGCAAGCTTCGCTGAGTCCACGCTGACGAATCGTGGCGAGGTCGGTATCCGCTCCCCGTGGGCTGGCGATCTGACGCGCATCGTCACCACCGATCTGCTGAACCTGTTCGAGGAGACGGTGGGCACTGAGTGCCTGAGCCGCGAGCAGATGATGAGCCTTCCTGGCGTGTACCGCGCTCGCGGCATCCTGCTGTCTCTACTGGCGGATAAGCCGCTGCAGGCGTGGCGCGGCGACCAGCTTCTCGACGTGAAGGACACACCCTCGTTCCTGTATCAGACTCCCGGCCAGCTCGGCCCGTGGCAGCGCATGGTCCGGACCATCGATGACCTGATCTTCTACCCGTACAGCCTATGGATTTGCGTCCGTGGCTCTGAGGTAGACAAGCGCAAGCCGATCCTGAGCGCGGTGCATTGCCCTTACGAGTCGTGGAAGATCAATGAGGTTGGGTTGATCGAACTGAAGAACAGTGACGGCGGTTGGGATGTCGCTGACGAGGATGAGGTGATCCTGATTCCTGGACCCTCTGAAGGGCTCATCGCGTACGCGACTCGGACGATGCTGGGTTCACGGGCGCTGGATCAGGCGTGGGTGTCCCGCGCGAAGACTCCGGCCCCGCTGACGGAGTTGCATCTGACGGATGACACGCAGCTCGATGATGAGGAAATGCTGGCGGTCCGTGATGCGTGGGTGCTCGCGCGCCGGCAGACGGACGGCAGCGTGGCGATGACTCCCAGTAACGTGGAGGTCATCGATCATGGGCAGGCTGACCCTGCCCTGTTCATCGAGGGCCGCAACGCCAGCCGCCTGGACATCGCGGCTTTCTTCAATCTTCCTGGTTCTGTACTGGATGCGAGCACCGCCACGGCATCGCTGACCTACGTGACGCAGGAAGGCAACCGCTCCAGCCTGGATGACATGAGCCTGCCCTACTGGTACCGCGGCATTGAGTCGCGGCTGTCTCAGGATGACATCGTGGCGCATGGGCAGTCTGTCCGCTTCGACTTCACCAGTCGCGGCGGCACGGCGATTACTACGGAGGATTGATGACTGATATCGAGTTCGGCACGTTTGCCGTCGATCAGGCTACGCGCCGCGTCCGAGGCATCCTGGTGCCGTGGGGCGAGAAGTCTCGCACTTCTGCCTCTAAGACAAAGCCCATTACCTTCCCCCGCGGTTCTGTCACGATTCCTCGTGATCCCGCTGTAGTGACGCTCAACGTCGGGCATGACAGGTTCTCCCCACTCGGACGCGGCGCTCTGTTCGAGGATCAGGAAACCGGGCTGCACGCAGAGTTTGAGATTGCAGACACTGAGGAGGGTGACCAGTGGCTGGAGGATCACGGCAAGTTTGTGAAGCTTTCCGCTGAGGTGCGCGACATCGTGCGCGATGCCAACGACCACGGGCGCGCCAAGCTCACCGGCGCAGCGCTGGTGACTGAGGGCGCGTTCGCGTCGGCGGCACTCTTCGCAATTGACGGCGACCCGGACGACGAGAATCCCAGCGTTGAGCTTGGGACCAATGACACCGCAGAGGCACCCGCCGATGAGGAAATCGAGCCGGACGAAGAGCCGGACGAAGAAGAAGAAGGAGACGCAGTGGCTGAGGCATCTGCATCTGAGGTCATGCTGGCGGGTCGCACTGCGGCTCCGAAGGCTGAGCCTCTCACCCGTAATGCGCTGTTCGGACTTGTCCAGAAGGTGGGCGCTGGTCAGGGCACACAGCGTGACATCGAGATTGTGAAGGCTGCATTCATGCAGGAGTCCGGTCTCTTCGCGCTCGATGACATCACGTACAACGCCGCCGGCGACATCGCACCCCTTCTCCCCAAGCAGTGGCTTGGCGAGGTCGTGGATGGTGTTGTCACGGAGCAGAAGTATGTGCCACTGTTCGGTTCGCAGAACCTCACCAGCCTGTACATGACCGGCTGGAAGTGGAACCTGAAGCCGTCCGGCGCAACCTGGACCGGTAACAAGACCGAGGTGCCCTCCACTCCCGCGAGCTTCACGCAGGTCTCCGACACGGCGACCCGCTGGGCTGGCGCGAACGACATCGCTCGGGAGCACCGCGACTTCGGCACCCCTGGCTTCTTCGAGGCGTATGACCGGATCATGCGTCAGTCGTTCGCTGACTGGCTCGATGCGCTGGTGCGTACCGAAGCTCTCGCGGCGGCGACCGACCTGGAAGCCGACAACCCGGCATCGCTCACCATCGGTGCGGGCTGGTCGCAGCTCATCGATGGTGCGCTGGCGATCACGCAGGCTGGGCTCACCCCCACCGGCGCTGTCATCTCCAACACGCTCGCCAAGGGCATGCTGAAGTTCCCGCAGTCGGACATCCTGGGCTACCTCTCCGGCGCGCTCGGCCTGGAGGGCGGATCGCTCAACGGGTTCCAGTTCAAGTTCGACGGAAGCATTACGGCGGATCACATTCTTGTCGTGGCCCGTGGCGCTGCTGATGTCTACACCCTGCCGGGTTCGCCGGTTCGGGCTGAGGCGCTCAACATCGCTAACGGCGGTGTCGATGTCGGATTCTTCGGCTACGGCGGCTTCTTCGTGAACAACGCGCTCGGCATCGTCGATGTCGCGCCTTACACCCCGTAGGGATTGACTCATGGCTAAGAAGCTGAACGACGTTGAGCCCGCATATGCGGACCTGAAGGTGGCTCAGATCGACGCTGAGATTGCGGCGAACGCTGAGCGTGACGCGGAGCTGAAGGAGAAGCGGAAGCTGTACGCCCCGCACGTCACGAAGCGCACCAGCACCACGCAGAAGACAAGCTGAAAGGCGATAGGCCCGCATGGCTACTTGGCACACAGTAGAGTCCGCCCGCGATCAGTGGGTGGATGCTCCGACGGATGAAGGCGCGGACCCTGACGCGTCCCTGTCGGAG